TGACAACAGCCTCGTCATTTGATCCATCATTATTAATAACAGACAAGTTCACAACAGCAAAAGTGCTTGATGGAACCGTGTAAATATCAGCCTCAGAACCTGTCCCAACAGCTTGGCCTAAAATTCCACTCGCCATAAATTATCCTTTCTTAATTACCCGTTAAGTGCAAAAAATGCCTTTGCACTATTTAACTCAAAACCTGATGCCGTTGCGTTAAGTTGCCCGGAACTTGCAGTAAGACCAGTTCCAGCAATTGCAGAAACTAAATCAGCGATCGTTTCTTTTTTTGGATTGTTACTGTCATCTGCGTCAATTATTGCAATCGAATCATTTGCAACATTAACAACAGCAGCACTCAAACCATTTGGTGCAAATTTTAGAGTCGAAGTAAAAGCACCAGACGATGCGGTAGCACCACCCGACAAACCATCAGTAGCATTGGTTGTAATTGTTACACCAGTAATATCACCTTCGCCAATGAACGATGCCCAACTAGAACCATTGTAAAATTGTAAAACATTTGAGTCGGCTAAATAGCAAAACTGACCCTCAATAGGACTAGTAATCTGAGCATCACGAGCGGTCGAGTCTGCAAAAATGCAAATGGATTGCTCCATTAAATAATCATTGACATCCGCAGCCGTTAGAACCTCAGAAACCGCAAAAGTTTTAAAACCATTAGCCATACGCAAAGAATACTATAATTTTGTAGATCACCGGACTTATGGCCTAGAACAGAAATAAACAGGCCACTGTAAGCCATTCTAAGCGATTTTAATAAAGACCAGGCCTAGTAGTGCCAGGACCAAAAGCCCAAAGAATAAGGACACGCCGGCGATTAAACCCGGGAACCGCCGGCCCTTGATTAGCAACAAGGAAGTCCTGTCGGTTGCCCGACGAGAAAAACCTTAAAGAGTTTGCAACCCCACAATCAATCTAATAAAATTTAGAAATATGGTCAAAGTTAAAACCGTCGAATTTGTGAGTCCAGGACACCCGGACAAGATAGCAGACCAAATATCCGACCATTTGCTGGACTACATGCTGCTACAAAACAAAAACAACAAGGTAGCAATTGAAACTTTTATAACCGGAACTAAAGACGATGGCCTTATTGTTGTAGGCGGGGAGTCCACCCAAGGTATTGACGATACAGTTCTAGAGTATGAAGTTGAACAAATTACAAGAAAAACAATAAAAACATTAACCGACGAGTTCGGCTATTACACCATTAAAAACGTCATTACAAAACAATCAACAGAGATAAATAAAGCAGTAAATAAAAACAAAAACGTTGGTGCAGGCGACCAAGGCATCATGGTTGGCTGTGCAACAAACACAACCGAAACCTACCTCCCAAAGACTTATGACTTAGCAAGAAAACTACAGATACAAGTGTGGCAGTTGCAAAACCAAAGAAACGACTTAGAACTTGACTCAAAAGTCCAGGTCACCGAGTCACCGGACGATTATAAAATAGTTTTTTCAATACAACATAAAAAAAATTATGAGAGAACGAGCCTGCATAAAGAACTCCAAGAGATATGCAAAACCTTTACAGACAAACCATTTAAAATTTATTTAAACCCCTCCGGGAGTTTTATAAAAGGCGGACCCGCAGCAGACACCGGACTAACAGGCAGAAAAATAGTAGTGGACGCTTATGGACCCGAGATACCAGTAGGCGGTGGTGCATTTTCAGGCAAGGATCCCTCAAAAGTTGACAGAAGTGGAGCCTACGCAGCCCGACACTTAGCAAAAAACATAGTAGGCCACGGTTTAGCAGACAGATGCATTGTAAGACTTGCATACGTTATAGGCAAAGTAAACCCATACGAACTAAGCATCAAAACCTTTGATACATTAAAAACAAGTCCAAGAGTTTTAAATAGCTTTTTAAAAGAATTTTCTATGCAGCCAAAAACAATAATTGAACGCTTAGATTTATTAAATATAAATTACTTAGAAAACTCAGAGTTCGGTCATTTTGGTAAGGCGGACTCACCCTGGGAAAAATTAATCTAAACTATCCCAACAGTTATAAAACACTTAAACGATGGGGAAGTCCCGGACAAAGTGTAGTTAATACGATAATGAGTGTCAGTAATTGCACCCGCAACCTTTGAATATTGAGCTCCAACAGCCGTGAAGTTAGTCAAAGTTATGCGATCGGTAGCAGAAGTAAAAGAACCATTATCATCGCTTTGAACTTTTAAAGCAAGAGTAGGAGTCGAAGTCCCGGAAACAGAAACCACATGAGCAGCCACATATAAAGACTTTCCAGCAGCAACAGCACCAAGCTCACGACCCGTTGAATTACCAGTGGCGGTCAAATTTGCAGAATCATCAACCATTATGGTGCCACGAACAGCACGGTCCGAACTATTTGAATTATTAATTGAAAACGGCATGGCATCGCCAACAGCACCACCAATTGAATAAGAAAACTGCCTAGACTTTAAAAAATAAGCAATGTCACCAGCAGATGAAGTAGCAGACACGGTCCCAATATGCTCAGAACCATTAGAGATCCCCAAAAGAGCGTCAGGTTTACCATCACCAGCCTCGAAAAAACCCGATGCTTGTAAACTAGCATCTTGTAGTCCCGCAATTTTTGACCTAAAACCGCCTGAATTTATAGGCGTTACATCAACCTCATCAGCAGACAAATCAAGCGTCATCGATTGGGTATGACTTGATAAATCAGTTCCACCAAGGAAAAACCTACCATCGGTTAAAACAAATGTCGCCATTACCTACGACGACCTCCGCCTTTTTTCATACCTTTCTTTTTTTTACCACCACCGTAATGTTTAGGCATTATTTAGCTCCTTTTTTTTTATTACTTTTGACTTTTTCAAGATGACCACCAGCAACTAAAGAATCGGCAACGGCTCCATCTTTGATTTCAACGACCTCGCCTGGTTCCTTGCCGTTGATTTTTTTATTTCCAATTATTTTAAATTTACTCAACTTGACCCCTTGGTATAAACGGTAATCCCGAGCCTAGCACCAATTGACTCAACGCCATTGACTGCATAAGTTGCTCCATAGTCACTCATTGTAGTGACAACAGCAGACGTGTCAGATTGGCCTAGTGTTGAATTATTAAAGATAGCCTGACGAATTGAATTAGAACCGGAACCATTAATAAAACCATCTAGTTGGTTTTGACCGGACCGGGAGTCAGCCCGGGAAACTACAACAATCAAATCAAACTCATAACGATCGGTTCCCCTAGCCATTGCCTCAGTAAAATTAATTGAAGTAGGAATAAGAACAGCAGCCGGAACATTAACCATGTCATCAACGGTGTCATAAACACGAATCCCGGAAATATTATCGCTTATAGTTGTTTTTATTGCGGTGCGGATTGTTGAAAAGCTGGCCATTTACGCCAACCCAAAAGAATCCCCACGACGATACGGGTCAATCATTCTAGTAATTTGACGGTTCTGTCTTACAGCAAGAACACCAAACTCACCAACACCAGCAATACCAAGTGGCGTGTTACGCATTGCAAAGTTTTCACTGCTTAACATTAAACAAGCCTGACGGACCGGTTCCGGAACCGCAGGAAACCCCCAGTTGGCCGTCACTTCAATCCTAGGTCGATTATTGGTGTGAGTCGTTGGAAACTCATGTGGACCATCGGATAAAAGCTCGATAGAAGTAAACCCAAGATTATCGATCCCAAATCTTTCGCCGTTGAGAGGAAGTAAAATAAAACCAGTAGACGCAACAGTGGTCTCAAAAGTTCCGTCATCATCATCGTCATATTTTAAGACAAGACCAGTAGAAGTAGAAATATCATCAACGGTCACTTGGTAAGGATTGCGGGTCCTATACACTTTCGCAGTAGCAGCACCATCTGCATAAAATTGACGACCGCAATAAGCATCGATTTGACGACTTGCAGAATTTACAGCGTCCTCAAGTTCATTGTCGTCATTGGAGTCGCTAATATTAACGAACGCCTTAATCTCTGCCAAGGTGCAGTAACCATTGGTTATAGCCATTTTTTATTTTTTCGGTTTTGATTTAGCCGCTGGCTTTTTCTTTGCAGCTGTCTCAGCCTTTGGCTTTGCAGATGCAGACTCAGGAACACCAGCGTCTGCTAATAATTTTTTAACAGCAGCTGCACGCTTAGTTTTTTTATAAATTTTATAACCCTTAAGCTCTTCCTTTAAAGCAGCAATCTCATCTTTTGATAGCTTTATTTTTTTAGCCATTTTAAAAACTCCTTTTTAATTTAGCGGGATCCCTAAAGACCCCGCTAAAAAACAACCTAGAAACTAGGTGTAACTAATCCAGTTCCTTGTATTTTTGAAATACCAGCTGGGTAACGACCTGATGCATAAGCAACATAGCCATAAACAACCAACTTGACTGTAAGTGACCCGGACCCGACATCGTCGAATCTAAGTCTAAACGGACTACCTGTCTCTTCAAAGAGAATATGGTCGTCAGCTTTAACTACATAAATCTGGTCTTGGTTATTTCCACCACCATCAGCAGTTGTAATATTTGCGTCAGCGATTACTGGTAATCCAGCAATTTGACCAACAACTTGACCATAATTAGCAGCCTCACCGATACCAAATGCATCGCTTGGATTATTACCAGCAGGTAAGACCAATGGTCTTGAGTTTCCGTCTACACCAGCAGAAAAGAAACCCCACCTACGTGGATGCATAATGATAGCTGTAGCAGCAGCAAATCTGTTGCTATTAATTTTTTGAATAGCATCAATTAATTTTGGATAAAGCTCTCCAACAGTTGGGGATGCATCGGTGTAAGTTACGGTGTTTATTCCTGTAACGTTTCTAATGCCTTCCGGTGTGTTGTTAGTTCCGTCGCCGTTAATTAATTGATTATCAAGTTCAGTGTAATACGCTGAGATAAGGTCAGAGAAAACAATGCCCTCGAGATCGGTGCCTCTTTCAATTGCTTGACGAGAAACATCTTGTTGACCACCAATGGTGTTGACATTCACGGTATAGAGAGTGTCGTCAATGTTGGTCTCATCGAGTGCGGCGTTTTCAGTTGCCTGAAATGCAGCAGTAGTTCCTGTTGTAATCCTTGATAGCTCAACCTTCAAACCTTTATCTGGTAAAGGTGCCTTTGGTAGAGCGTTATAAAATGGACTTCCACCTCTTGCTTTTTCAGCAACAAGGTCGGTCAAATATTGAGGAACGACTAAACCAGCAAATGCACCAGTTCCAACGTCTCTCTTTTCACCGTTTCCAGCTTGATGACGGTTAATCCTGTCTTGAGCTTGGAAATCACCCATTCTAGCGTTAAAAGCATCAGAGAGAAATGAATGTTCCGCACCACGATGGTAAACACCAGGCTCTTCAATTGACTCAACTACAGGCTCGAGTTTTTCCTCATCAACCCCTAGCTTTTGGCGGCTTTCTTCTATTTCTTTTTCAGCTTTTCTAATTTCCTCGGCTTCAGTTATTCTGTCGCCAAGTTCATTAATTTCGCTTTTAAGGCTTTCATATTTGGAAGTTTCCTCCTCGCTAAAGTCACGCTCCTCTTTTTCAGCAAGCTCAGTCATAGACTTGACATCAGCAATAAGGCCTTCTCTTTTTTCTAACATTTCTTTTATTTTCAATTTAACTCCAATAAAAATATTTAGCCTAACTAATACAAATTTGAGTGTTCAATAAAGTGTAAAACGGCTTTAAGAACGGCTCGTCATATCCCAAATTTCCAGGTCACGAACCGCAGCCCGAACATTTGACTTGGAAGTTTCAGGATCAGGCAACAAATCAGTTAATTGATTTATAGCCTCTTTTATTTTTGTGACTTGGTCCTCATCGAACGAACCGTCTCTGGCCTCAGCCAAAACAGTTTGTAGTTCCCCCAGGTCAACGCCACGAACAGTAGCGAGAGTCGCTGGGTTAGCCGGCCAAGTAACAACTGATACATCTAAAAGACGCAACTCCTTTAAGGTTCGGGTTTCGCCACTATCGCTGAACTCGTCTTTTATTGCATGAAAACCAAAAGACATCTCAGACAAGTCGCCTCTTTTAAGTGCAGAGGAAATTTCAGCAACCCTAGGATTGGACTCATCAAGTTTGGCCTTTACAAACAGACCGTGCTCATCCTCTCGAAGTTCTAAGGTTCCGGATTTGGTGCGAGCAAGAGGAATGCCATCGTGGTTAATTAAAAATTTAACATCATCTCTCTCGCTTAGAGTTTTAGTAAAAGCTCCCTGGTTAACGATTTCATTATAAACACCACGGGAGTCAGCGACTGAGTATGGGGAGTTGAAAACAGATGCGTAACCAGTAAAAATTAAATCATCAGAATCGATGTCAGCCTCAGCCCGAAGTTCAAAAAACCGGGTCTCTTTATTTTCACTCATGCGTTTTATAATACCAACAGCTTGACTAGCTGGCCGTGGCCTAGACATTGAGCGATCATCCTCGTGACGTGCAACTTGACGCTCGGCCCAACGCATAGCATCAAGTCGGGTAGACTTTGACAACGACCCACCCCACAAAAGCCAGGCCACCAAGCCCGGACTCATTCGGTCGCTTTCGCCAGCAAGAAACTCCTTCGCAGCGTCACCTTCAAAGTCTGAAATATGACGCTTAAACCAGGCCTGCATCCTGACAGCTTTATCGTGAGAAACAACACCATCACGCATTGAACGAGCCTCACGCTTTGTTTTTTCAGTTAAACCTGACCCGGCAAATTGTAAATTTGCTAAACCCCGGCTAGCATTATCACGAATAAACCGTGGAACATTTATCTCATGCCTGAAATTTTTATTTTTCTTTTCTTTTGGTGCATACTTTGGATGCTGCTCCGGAAGTAAATCATTGTCACCAACATATTTTGGATTTTTTGGCTTATCGTTTACTAAAAGATAACCAAAAGCCTTGAGTCGAGCAAGACCCCAGGCATTCCTTGAAACACCAGGACGATGAGAAACAGAGTAAGCACCAAACCCACGACGAACTACTGCCTTGGCGGTAGGAGTTCGCAGACGCCTCCAAGTGGCCAAGCCTTTATCCTTGACCATCTCGTTATGGTTTTCAACAATGGTAGCTATTGACTTTTCAGTTGCCTCAGAAAATTTAATATTGTTAGACTTACCGGACGCAGAACCGGGTTTATTTTTTTTAGATCCCTCGATTTGGTCCTCTTTTGGTGCTGGAGTTGACGGGTCGCTGTTTCTTTCATTTTCAGCAGCATAAAGTGCTTTGATTTGGTCCTCAGCAGAATCGTGAGATTTATGACAACCCATCAATTGACCGTCGTCATCTTTTACAACAGCATGACCACCAACCTGGTCAGGTCCAGGCTCTCCACTTTCAATCGGACAATCCGGATGGTCGTGAATTATTGAATAAGGCACTAGCCCTCGCTTTTTTCCTCGGCATCGGTTAGAACAGGCTCGACTTCATCCTGGCCAAGCGGTGGAATATCAGGACCAACCGGTGCTCCTTGCAAGCCAAGGTAAAAATTATCACCACCCTCATAAGGTTCATAGTCAAGCTGCTGCCTTATTTCATTAGGCGTAAAGATGCCGGAAGTTATAGCAGTTTGAGCAGCACGTATAGTATTAGCACGGTCACCCCTTTGATATTCACTAACATCAAAGCGAGCATAGGATGCACCAGGCAAGAGAGAACTAAAACCCTCCTCAATGCGAGCAAGCCAAGGCAGCAAAGTATGGCGAACAAATTGGATACCGGAACTCTCAACATTTGAATACAAACCAGTTGAACCCTCAGCATGAATTAAATAACTTGGAATACGATAAACCCTGGCTATTTCTTTAACAATTTGATCCCTTGCTTTTACAAGTTCATCACCAGCAGAATCTGAAATGGCCTTCCATTTCAAACCACCCGTGAGAACCGCCGGCTTTCTTTGACGATTATGAGAAGTGGTCCAGGTAGCTTGCAGGACTTCCGCCTGTTCCTTAGTCATTGCTTGCTCAGTTTCTAAGATTGATGACGGAGTGGCACCCTGGCCATAGAACTGCCCGATGTGACGCTCCATCGCAAGAGCAACACCTATAGTATTTTTTTGAGTTTTTAAAGGACTCACACCTTTGTAAGAACCAGGATAAGTAAACCAAGTAAAATGCAATATATTATTTTTAGAATAAAAACGATCATTGAATTTAAATAATTTTTGATTGCCTTCCATTTTTATTTTTACATTTTCAGGATGCAAACAAGACAAAGCAATTGGACGCTCAGCCGTGTCACGGTCAACAAGAACGTAGGCATTCCCATGCAAAGCCATGGACGCAACAAGCTGATGAATAAACTCAAACCTTGATTGGTTTAAGTTTGGACTTTTTAAAAACCTTGGAGTTTTTAAGTTTATATTACGGTCATCAAACTCACGATAAACCTTTATTGGAAGTGCAGCAATTGAATCAGCCAAGATAGATACACAAGCAAGAACAGTTGAAACACCAAGTGCAGAAATTTCTGTGACACTTTCGCCCGAGTAGCCCGGGATGCCGTCCCTTTGAGCTAACAAATCTGCAAGATTGCCTAAAGCGGCGTCTCGTTTTTCAGTTTTTCTAGCAAAAATACTCATCGGTTATAAAAGTAGCTCCCCAGTAATAAACCAGCTCCAAATACTATGTAGGCCGCAGCCTGACTATAAGCCCAAACACCAGCAACGATAAAACATAAGCCAGCAAACTCAATAGCAATGAACATGGCCCTCCTTACCACTCTACTATACCAATGTTAGATGGCTCCGGTGGCCTAGATGGGAACGTTAAACGGTCCAAGCACATAACCATCGCAATCGCACCGTCAATTTTACGTTTGCTTTTACCTTTTGATAAACGAAACCCACGGTCAGTAGGACGAGAAACAGCAGAGAGAACCTGGTCATTAAAAGTGCTTTGATTTTTATGGCGTAATTTTTTAGCCGTTATAATTTCATAGGCTTGACCACAAGCAGGAACCATCCTGCCGTGAGATTGCGGAAACTCAACCATCGGCACGTTTTGGTCATAAAGAGCTTGAGCGGATCGCTCAAAGAACGCCGGGTCATAAGCAACCTCAATCAAATTAAACTCACGGTTTAAATTTACAAGAAACGTCTCAATTTCAGCATAGTCAAACATGACCCCGTCATTTCGCCAAATTTTTGAATCAACATAAATTAAACCCTCCTCGTCCATTTGACCCCAAACAACAGCAACAGAGTCATGCTTAATCGCCATGTCAACACCAACATAAGTTGGAAGTGCCGGGTCAAGTTTTATGTTTGAGTCAGCAAGCTCAGACCAAAGACCATCAGGCAGCCAAGACTCATCCTGGGTCCGGGTCCACATGTTGAGATGGTAGCGTTGAAACTCGGGGAGTGGCAGAGCAGCACGACGCCGCCGCAAATTTTCAATTGGCCACCAACCACCAGCAAGTGCTGGGTTTACTTTCCTCCAGGTTTCCTCATTTTCAAAATCATCCTTTTCATCAGGCTCTAACCAGTAAAAATAAAAATCGGGATCATTAGACTCGCCGGATTGCTTACGCTTTCCACGCAAGTAAAGACGACCACAAAGAGTGTCAAGGTCATAACCCGCCGTTGTTATATTTAAAATTAAAGAATCCTGACGTTTGGCGGTGTTATTAGACAAAACATAATGAACACGTTGCAAGTTTGCAGTTGACCATTCGTGAACTTCATCAGCAATAAAAGCAGAGTTTCGGCCACCGTCAGCTGTTCCAGCTTTAGCAGCAACACGATAGACACGGCCCGGTCCATTTTTTACACCTATTGAATTTTGATAGACCTCAGTAACGCCTTTTAAATAAGGCGATTGTTCACACATGCTCCGCATATTCCCAAAAACAATATCGGCCTGCTCAAAACTTGCAGCAGCAACCGTGACCAACGGCGACACGGTGCCATTGCCCAGGAGTTCATAAAGACCCAACGCAGAAATTAGTGCAGACTTGCCGTTACCTTTTGGAACGCCAATCAGAGCCTCACGATGTCGTCGCTCTTTGTTTTCATTTAGTTCATACAGGTCATAAATTATTTTACGCTGCCATTGGTCCAGGCGGAACGGCTGACCATAGAAGTCGCCCTCACCATGCACGCAGAAGTTCTCAATGAACTTGACAACACGAGCTCCACGAGTCTCAGGTAAAACAATTTTACTCATTCCTCCTCTTCTCGCATTTTTTTATTAGCACATTTATAACAAATTTTATACAAGTCATCTAAGCAACCAAGGACGAATGCGTCAGTTCCACTATGAACTATATTTTTTTCGGTGTTGCAATATTTACACATTACTCCTCCTCCAAGAGTTCCAAGATGCGTGGGTCAGTTGCCGGGTCATCGCTTGCATTTAACAAATCATTGATTGACGCAAGAGAAGTAGCAGCCTCACCAACAGCAATACCAAGCCGTTGGCGAGCCATTGGAGTTAAACCTAACTCATTCTCAAGCCTTAAAATTTGAGTTTCAAGTTTTAATGCATGCTCCGCCAACGGATTAGTTCTTATTTGACCAGTTGAACCACGCACAACTAATGACTTTTTAACAACTTTTTGAACCCTGGCATATTGGTCATACATTCCAAAGAGCCTCTCAACCGCAGGCAGGTCAACCTTTTGAGCTACACCAGCAACATCAGAGTCCCAATATTCATACCAACGGTCTCGGGTTCCCTTTAACCAGCCACGGGTAGGCTTAGGCGGCGAGCTTTTTAGCTCAGAACTTCCAGCAATAATCTGCAATTCACGGGATCTATGGCCCTGAGCCTCATCGGCAGGCTTTGGTAAAGGCCCACGTTTACCCATTTAAACCACCTTTAAGATGCTGAATCTCAACATCCGGATACGCAGCAGCAAAACGATTGACAATAACATCAACATAAGCGGGGTCGAGTTCCACCGTGTAGCATTTACGACCAAGAGCATGAGCAGCAACAAGAGTTGAACCGGAACCAGCGAACGGGTCCAGGACAAGGTCCCCAGGTTTTGACGAATACATTATGGCACGAGCCAAAAGCTCTAACGGTTTCATAGTCGGATGGTCTTTGTTATTTCTAGGCTTTGGAACATTCCAAACATTTGACGGACCCCAAACCATGTCGGCAACATTGAAGTAGCGGGATCCCTCAACAAACTCAGAATCAGAACGAGAAAACAATCCAAGACTTAGGTCCGCATTTTTAGCTTGATTGATATGCTCCAGGAACTCCTCAGCTTTGGCGTTTTCATATAAATCAACAGTTAAATTAAAACCCGAATCAAAAGTGTCGAGTTGAGCAGAGCCTAAAGAATCAGCCTCAAGGTCATCCCAAACATTTGAAATGTCCCTTTTACCAATAAAATAATGACTCTTTCCTTCCGGCCAGCCATACATAATAGGCTCAAAACGCCAATGGAAGTCAGAACGACCAAGCACAAATGAATCCTTGACCCAAATAATATTGGATGAGTAATGCATTTTAGCGTTTGACCAGGCCTCAAAAACAGAACGGGTTGCAGCAGTTGCATAAAACATATACACCGCACCATCAGTAAAAGCATGGACCAAAGACAAAGCGTCATAAAGAAACTGCGTAAAATTAGCCTCAGCCATTTTATCATTTTTGATAGAACGGCCGTGGACATCTTTATAATCGACGTTATAAGGCGGGTCAGTCAAACAAAGAGCAGCCTGACCTTTTAAGAGTTTAAAACTAGACGGCTCAGTTGCAGAACCACAAACAACAGTATGGCCAGCAAACTTATAAACATCGCCTGGCTTGGTTTTTGGATCAGCAGGCCTTTCTGGTATTTCAGCCTCATCGGGAAGTTCAGGCACAATGCCTAACAACTTTTCAAGGTCAGCTAAATCATAACCAGTAGCGTCAAGCATTGACTCATCAACAGCAACACGCTCTAACATTTCCGCCAAGGCTTTATCGTCATAGGTTCCAAGGTCGGCGGTTCGGTTATCGGCCAAAGCAAAAGCCTCAGAAACGGAAACATCCTCATCAACAACAGACGCAGCAATATGAGTCCAACCAAGTTTGATAGCAGCAAGCAATTGATGATTGCCTGAAATTACTGTATAAATTTGATTGCCGTCTTGCTTTTCTAAACGAGCAACGATCGGCTTACGCTGGCCAAATTTTTCGTAGCTTTTAACAACAGCCTCAACATTTCCACGCCTTGGATTACCAGGCAGAGCTTTAAACAGCTCAATAGGCATGGCCAGGTTTTTTAAGTCATCAATTATTTTATGTTTCACGGTTCCCCCTCATCAAAAAACACCGCACGACAACGCACGACTACAATACATAAAAAAAACAAAACTAACTAAAAACAACAACAACCCAAAAACACAAAAAAACCTGAGCAAGGAAAAAGTGTTG